ACTTTGCATCGTTAGATACAAAAGTTTCTAACGGAATAGTTTTTACAATAGGAGTTGTTTCAGATACTTCCTCAGCAATTTCTCTCTTTAGAGCTTCAAATGGTGTTTCACCATTTTCGTTACCGCCACCAACAAGTCCCCAAGTCCCAGCAGTTTTACCACCAGCTCTATGTAAAAATAAAAAACGTTTAGTGTCAAGAGCATAGAATAGTGCTCCACTACAAATTATCTTGTTCATACTAGTAATTAGCCGTCTAGGTTAATTGACCAGTCACCTTTGGCATATTCACCGTCTACACTTAGTAGCCATTGATCGCCGTCCCAGTAGTATTGTACACCTGTATTAAGATTTGTAGTATATAAAGTAGTAATTACTTCGTCGTTGTATATAAGTTTATCAGCACTTGCATCAAATACTATTTGCCATGCAGTGCCGTCCCATTCAATAATATCATTAGAGTTTGCAACAAAGTCTGTTCCGTTTGCATTTTTCCAAGCATCAGCACCATCTGTATTTGTTGTACTACCAATGCTACCTAATAATAACAGTCTTAGTCCTGCTACTTTAGCAGTAGTTGGGTCATAACGTAATGGATCAATAATGTAGTCTATACTTGAATATTGATTTGCATTACGTGCAGGGCCTTGTACAGTACTATTACTAGGTAATGTATCTCTATCAAAGTCAATTGTAAGTTTAGTTTCGTCTAATGGATTAATAGTAATACGTCCTGCAAGCATTCCGTTTATATCAGGCTTTCTAAAATATGCAATACTTAACCCTGCTCTGTAAGATCCTAATAATGCATCAAAATGGTCTCCCCATTTTATATTACTAGGCAATCCGTTTTTAAGAATTTGTGCTTGACCATTTAAAATTAATACTCTATGTTGTGTGTAATTTTTTACTACTTCTTTAGTATGTCTAGTTTTTTGTTTTCTAGGATTCATTATGCCGTCACCATCACTAGGTGCCGCACCTGTGTCAACAACATTAGTAGTGTTATCTAATGTATCTTGTACAACAGGTTCAGTCATTCCGCCCATACTAAACAAATTAGTACCTTGTAACATCTGTTCAAAATCAACATATCCGTCACCGTCAAAGATGCTTGTAACAATATTTGTAACAACGCCTAAACGTTTTACTTTTGCTGGAGGACTAATATAAATTGGAGTACTAAATGTCATTGATCCAACATCTATTTCGCTATCAACACCTGTTGGTATTGAACGACTACTAAAGTTAACACTATCAAGCATAATAGTTGTTAAACTAGTCCAGTCTAAATAGTTGTCAGTTGTTTGTATATCTAAACTTGGATTAAAGAGCATTAATATTTGCTCCATAATTTGTAATTTCATATCTGTGTTTGTTGACCATAGATCAACATTTACAGTTAGCCTGTATGGTGTTGGCATCAAACGTTCTACAGTATATTGTTTACCTGCTTCATCATTATAGGCGCCCGCACTATCTTTTCCACGTTCTCTAATATGTCTTTTGTTTACATAACTGGAATCACTAGTACGATCTCTATCTAGTTCTAGTCCTGTAATGTAAACAGCCATACGTGGCGCACTAGGTATTTTATTTTCTGAATTATCTCTTAATATTGAGCCTACTTGTCTAGTAAGATCTCCGTACAATACAGGTACTTGCTTTTCAGTGCCATCACCTGTTTGATAACTGAAGTTACTAAACAGACGCATCATCTGTACAAGATACTTTCTTATTTGTCCGTCATAAAAATGTTCAGCCATTAGTTATCTGCCTTAGGTTTTAATACTTGTGAAAGAGCTTGACGTTGTTGCGTTCTTTCATTGTAAAGTGTTATTGTATGCAGTCCTGCATTTTTAATAGCAGTAGCACTTGGTAAAGTTAATTTTACAAGTTGTGTACTGCCGTCTTGACTTGTATATGGCTTTAGTATTCCAGGATAGTTAGTAGCACTATTCATTGGATAGTCTACAACTGCATAACTAACTACATCGATGCCATCTCTAGTGTCACTAGTGTGTTCTATTCTTATATATTTTGCTGACATATCAGCAATGTCTGTTAGCAACTCAGTTTGTCCAACAGTTAATTGCATAAAGTCTGTTGCTATAGGAGTATCGTATAGATAAGTGTCTACATCATTAATAAACGATCCTCTTAGTGTATCTTTAGTTCCATTATTCATTGGAGCTCTCTTAACATCATGTACTTTTATCCAACGATTTTTTTCGTATCTAAATAACCTTTGAGGTAAAAAGTCTGTTCGCATAAAATAGTCACCGTCTACAGAGTTAACTGGAAAACTTATACCGCTACCAAACTGACTTCCGTTAGGTGCAAATTCATCACCTATCAATAGTCCATCATAACCGTGTCCTCTAGGTGTTGCTTTGTCAGTTATTGTACTGCCGTCATCAGCAACTTGTTCTACTGCGGCTCTACCTGTATCTTCATCTACTGCAAGTGTATATAATGCTGTATCTGTATCATACCCGCTTTTAGGAGTATTAGTATTTGCTTCTGCAACTACAGCATTGTTAACATTCATTTCTGCTTCGAATGTTGATAATACATCACGTAGTGTACCATCTTCTGGATAGTCTTCACTTGCTGGTAAGTCAAGTATATCTTTGTACTCTTGACTGTCTACTATTTGTTTTAATTTAAGTCTATATAAGTGTGGATACCAAGTTGGTGAAAAGCCTTCTGCGGCTCTATTAATATCTTCAATAACATAAAAACGTTTTAGTGCAACACTAAAATCATTCATTGCAAATTCATCTTTTAAATGAGGAAGCTCTATAACATCGCCAGGCATAAGTTTACGCCCAACTGTTTGTACTGATGTATTAATATGTACTGTCATAAACAAAGTATCGTTGCTTAAGAACAAACCAAATTGGCTTAGATCAAAGTCAATGTCCTGTACATTGTAAATACCTCTGATAGTGTAGATATCTTTATCATACTTTCTATCTCTATTTTCTAAAAACAACATATCTTGGATCTGTGTATGATCCTTTTCTGTTGTTCCGTCATTCGTACCGATATACTTATGGACAAACAGGTCTGTTCCTCCGATATCGAACATTTCATTTATCTGGCGGTCTAAGAATTGAAAGTCTTTTCCGCGTTCTGGTTTATATAAACTTAACTTTGGCATATACATATTTATCGTAACGATAGTAACTACGATAAATACTATGACGGAGAAAACTAAATGGCAGTTAACCAAACACAAAAACAAGCAATATTTGACTATGTAAACGCCTTCCTGGGCGGTGGTATGGTTGATGTAGAACTGGATCCAATCCACTATGAAACTGCTTTATCCAAAGCACTTAGTAAATTTAGACAAAGGTCTGATAATTCAGTTGAAGAATCTTACTTGTTTATGCCTACTGTAGTTGATCAGAACGAATATGTATTACCAAATGAAGTAGTTGAAGTACGTAAACTGTTTCGCAGAAGCATTGGTTCAAGACCTGCTACATCTGCATCAGGAGGTCCTATATTTACTACGTCACACGTTGCCACAGTTTCAAAAAATCAAACATTTAGTACAAACTATAATTTAAATTCTATTGCAACTGTTGTTGTAAAAGTAAATGGACAAGCAACTACTGATTATGCAATTGACTACACAACTAGAACAATAACTTTTAATTCTGTACAAGCAGTTGGTAATGTTATTGGTATAGAATTATATGAATCAGGAGAAGCAGGTGGCGGATCATTATTTGAACCGTTTAACTTAGCATACACAAATGCATACCTATTATCAAGTTCAAACATGGGCGGACTAGCAACATACGATATGTTTAGTCAGTACCAAGAACTAGTAGGAAGAATGTTTGGATCATTTATTGAATTTAAATGGAATACTACAAGTAAAAAATTAACATTACTACAACGCCCAAGAGCTGAAGAAGAAATATTAATTTACGCATATAACCATAGACCAGATAGTGAACTACTTAATGACTATCTTGCCAATCAGTGGATCAAAGATTATACACTAGCAAGTTGCAAATACATGCTAGGTGAAGCACGTAGTAAGTTTGCTACAATCGCAGGACCACAAGGCGGCTCAGCACTTAACGGTGATGCTCTTAAACAAGAAGCCGCGGCTGAAATGGAAAAACTTGAAATGGATGTAATTAACCAAGTTGCTGGTGGCGTAGGTTACGGATTCACAATAGGCTAAAAACCACCTAAGTTAACGCTAACGATTTTGGTTCCTTGTAAATACAATATAACAAGGAGGTCCCACAATGTGCTCACCAGAAGTGCGTAAAGAAGCCAACCGTTTAAATTGGATTATCAAAGGTAAACTTATTGATCTATCCTGGAGCGACATAGAAGTCGAAAAAACTTACCATTCATATTTTAAAAGACTTTGGGGAAATAACGAAAGTTATATCCATGAAGACGGATTTGAAGAAGCATGGAAAATTCGTGAAGCTGAAATGCTGTCTGAAGAAATGGTAACTGTTGCCAATTTAGGCTACGATTAAGGTTGACATTAACTTTGTAATAGTATATACTGTAAAGTATATTCAATAAGGAGTTATGTGTGTTACCTAAACTATTAGTTGTTGGACACGGCCGACACGGTAAAGATACTGTATGTGAAATGTTAGAAGCATACGGATATACGTTCCAATCATCAAGCAAATTTTGTTCAGAACTTTTTATCTATAATGATTTGAAAGATCAATACGGATATGCTAATGAAGAAGAGTGCTATGCAGATAGGCACAATCATCGTACTGAGTGGTATGATATGATACACAACTATTGTAGCGATGACCTAGCACGTTTAGGACGTAACTTATTTGATCAGCATGATATCTATTGTGGACTACGTAACAAGCGTGAATTCTTTGCAATGCAAAATGAAGTAATATTTGACCATGCTATTTGGGTAGACAGAACAGATCATTTGCCCTTAGAAAGTTATAGCTCTATGAGTATTGAACAATGGATGTGCGACTACACTATTGACAATAATGGTACACTAGATAGACTAGAAAAAAATGTTAACGTGCTTATTAAAACAATATTTAAAAATCGGGGACTAAGTCTCCCTGCTTCCACACAACTCCCTCTTTTTGCAGAATTCTCTGACAGTTAGCACATATTGTTTTTAAGTTTTGTGGACGGCAGTTTTCTAAATTTCCGTCTATATGAAACACATTAAACTGTTCTGAGTGTTTAGATTTATAATTACACTTCTCGCAACTGCTCTTTTTCTCATAGCCTCTTTGCTTCCATTTAGGTATTCCATGACCTGCTCCATTACGTAAGCAACGCTCACACAATGACCTATAGTAAGTTCTACCATCTTTTTTATAGTTTATAGCCGCAGGACGTTGTCCGCATTTGCATAAAGGTCTCATACTGTATTTACCTCACCTTTTCGGTACCTTTTTTTATGGTATATTACAGGTGAATTATTCTTAAACTGCTAAATAACTATAACAAAGACTCATTCATTATTAATAGGAGAAATATAATGGCACTAACATCACCAGGAGTACAGGTTAGCGTAGTAGACGAAAGTTTTTACACACCCGCTGAACCAGGTACAGTACCAATGATATTCGTTGCCACCGCCGCAAATAAAACAAATGGCGCTGGTACCGGTATTGCTCCAGGATCACTGAAAGCAAACGCAGGTAAGCCTTACTTACTAACATCACAGCGTGACCTTACAGAGACATTTGGAGATCCAGTATTTTATACTGATACAAACAACAATCCAATTCATGCTGGAGAGCTTAATGAATATGGATTACAAGCGGCTTATTCATTATTAGGTGTAAGCAACAGAGCATTTGTTGTAAGAGCAGATGTTGACTTAGGCGCTTTACAAGCAACAGCAGATGCGCCAAGCGGTGCACCAGCAGATGGCGCACTTTGGACAGATACTGCATCAACAGCATTTGGTATATTTGAATGGAACGGTGCGGCAGCATCAACTACAGGCGGACAGAGCTTTGCAGTTAAAACTCCTATTATAATTACAGACGCAACAAAAACTAGCGGCTCAACTCCATATACACCAAAAGGTTCAATAGGCGCAATAGGCGACTATGCTATAACTGCTGGCTTATCAACAATTTACAGAGTATGGTACAAAAACACTTCAGGTAACTGGGTACAAGTTGGTTCAACAGCATGGACTGGAAGTACACCAAGTGCAACTGGAACAGTTGTTGTAACAGGCGGAACTACATTATTAGATTCTGATACTTTAGTACTTGACGTAGCTGGTTCTAACTATACACTAACAGCGGCGACCAGCGGTGGATCTGCTACTTCGTTAGATGATATAGTTTCAAACAGTAACACAGTACTTTCAGGTACAGGTGTTAGTGTAGCAAATCTTAACAATCAATTAGTAATTTACAATGATGGTTCAACAGACACAGAAATTACTCTTGCAGAAGGTGCTGGTAGCCCAGGACTAGCAGAGAAATTAGGCTTTACAGTTGGAAACTATTCTATTCCAGCATTAGCAATTGATCCACATACAAGTGTTCCACAATGGAAGTCAACAGGCTCAGGTCAAGTTGCTCGTCCAAGTGGAAGTGTATGGCTAAAAACTACAGAACCAAATAGTGGTGCAAGATGGAGAGTAAAATCTTACAATGCAGACACAGCACTTTGGGACTTAGTAGACGCACCAATACATGCTTCAAATCACAGTGCATTATATGCATTAGATAAAGCAGGCGGTGGCGCTAACTTAGCAAAAGACGCATTGTATGTACAATCTAACTTTACAGAAGCATCAAGCAAATTAGGTGATTTTGTATTATTTAAAAGAGCGGCGGCAGGTGCAACTACAATTAAAACTGCGGCAATAGCGGCTCAACTTTCAGCAACAGACTATACATTTAAAATAGCAGAGAGTGTTGTAGGTAGTGCGGCATTAGCAACAGCAATAGAAGTAGCATTTACTGCAACAGGTGCAAGTACTGACTCCGACGAAATGGCAGATGGTATTAACAGCGCAGGCTTTACTAACATTGTTGCTTCAGTAGACTCAGACAACAAAGTTGTAATTGAACACAAATTAGGTGGCGACTTTAGACTTGACAATGGTTCAGGTACAAGCCCACTTACATTAGTAGGTTTAACTAACGCGGCAACTAACGTATATGATGCTCCAACAGGCGATTCAACTAATGAACTAGTTGCTTCAAACTGGATGCCAGTAACATCAAGTGCTTCACAAGTGTACGTAGCATCAGCTAACGCACCAACAAGCACAACAGCAGATGGTACATTATGGTACAGTAGTGTTATTGACGAAGTTGACATGATGGTACACAATGGTACAACATGGGTTGGTTACAAATCATTATATGGTTCAAGTAACGGTACAACAGTATCAGCAACACAACCAAGTACTCCAGCAGATCAGGATCTTTGGGTTGACACATCAGACTTAGAAAACTATCCAACAATTTACCGTTGGAACAATGGTGCTCAAGAATGGCAGTTAGTTGACAAATCAGATCAAACTACTGAAGATGGTGTATTGTTTGCAGATGCACGTTATGGTACATCAGGCGGAACAACAACAGTTGCTCCAGCAGGTAGTATTGAAGACTTATTAACAAGTGACTACTTAGACCCAGATGCTCCAGATCCAGCACTTTACCCACGTGGTATGCTACTTTGGAACACACGTAGAAGCGGCTTTAACGTTAAGAAATTTGTACGTAACGCAATTGATGTTACTGCTGATAACGCAAGAGCAGGTGATGCAAGTATGTCAAGTTACTATCCACACAGATGGGTAACAGAGTCAGCTAACCAAGAAGATGGTTCAGGTAGCTTTGGACGTAAAGCACAGCGTAAAGTTGTTGTACAACAGTTACAAGCTACAATGAATAGCAATGATGATATTAGAGATGATGAATCAAGACTATTCAACTTACTAGCAACTCCAGGTTATCCAGAGTTAATTGGTGAAATGGTTTCACTAAACTTTGATAGAGGATTAAGTGCATTTATCGTAGGTGATTCACCAGCAAGATTAACATCAGACGCTACTTCATTAAATGAATGGGGTCAGAACGTTGCATTAGCAGTTGAAGATAACGATGACGGACTTGTAAGCAGAGATGAATACTTAGGTGTATTTTATCCATGGGGCTTTACAAGTGACAACGCAGGTAACAATGTAGTTGTTCCACCAAGTCACATGATGCTAAGAACTATTGCGCTAAGTGACCAAGTTAGCTATCCATGGTTTGCACCAGCAGGTACAAGACGTGGCGGCATTACAAATGCTACAGCAACAGGGTTTATTGATAACGAAGGCGAATTTAATTCAATAGCATTAAACGAAGGACAGCGCGATACACTTTATGCAGTAAGCGTTAACCCAATTACATTCATTAACGGCGCAGGCTTAGTTGCATACGGTCAAAAGACTCGTGCAAGAGGTGCAAGCTCATTAGATAGAATTAACGTAGCACGTTTGGTAATTTACTTACGTGGACAGTTAAACAAATTAGCTAAACCATATATCTTTGAACCAAATGATAAGATCACACGTGATCAGATCAAACAGGCCGCAGAGAGCTTATGTTTAGAGTTAGTTGGTGCAAGAGCATTATATGACTTCTTAGTTGTATGTGACGAAAGCAACAACACTCCAGCTAGAATCGATCGTAACGAGCTTTACTTAGATATAGCAATAGAACCAGTCAAAGCAGTAGAGTTTGTTTACATTCCGCTACGTTTGAAAAATACTGGTGAGATAGCAGGCTTGTAAAGATGATAAATATATATAACAAATTAGGAGCAAAGTAAATGGCTATTTCATCATTATCAAAAATCACAGTTCCATTAGCTTCGGATGCAAGTAACTCTACACAAGGGTTGCTTATGCCAAAACTCCAGTATCGCTTTAGAGTGTCACTGGAAAACTTTGGTGTAAGTGCAGGCGAAGTTACTGAACTAACAAAACAGGTTCAGGATGTTACTAGACCAAACGTAAGCTTCGAGACAATGACTGTTGACGTATACAACTCAAGAGTTTATCTTGCAGGTAAACATACCTGGGAAGCTATTACACTTACTTTAAGAGACGATGCTACTGGTGCTGTACAAAAACTAGTTGGTGAACAACTACAAAGACAGTTCGACTTTATGGAACAGTCAAGTGCGGCAAGCGGAATTGATTATAAGTTTGTAACTAGAATTGAAATTCTAGACGGTGGTAACGGTAACTATGCACCTGAAACACTAGAAACTTTTGAACTATACGGTTGTTACTTAGAAAGTGCAAATTACAATTCATTAGCATACAGTGCTAACGAACCAGTAACAGTTGCATTAACAGTTAAGTACGACAATGCTATCCAAACATCAGGCGCAAGCGGTGGTGGAGTAGGTACTGCTATTGGAAGATCAGTAGCGGCTATAGCAAGTACAACTGGCGCAAGCTAAGTTACTTAATAGTACAACAAATTAGGATTAGGGGCTTCATTGCCCCTTTTTCATTTTATACGCAGTTAATAACATTGGATAAATATTAGTATGGCGAACATATTCAATGGATTCTTAGATAACTTAGTAAACGGCGCACTTAGTCCAAAGGGCGACATGGCCGACTATTCACATGCGGCACGTTTATTCACAGACGACAACTTTCGTTTAGCTCCCAAACAAAAGTTTCTATATCATGTAACACTTAACTTAAACGACAACGTAGTAAACAAAGTATTACCAGGTTGGGTTAGCAGACATACTAATGAAGTTAATATGCTTGTTAAGAGTGTAACTATGCCTAGTTTTGATATTACAACTGAAACTAAGAACAAATACAATCGTAAAAAGAATGTACAAACACGTATAGATTACGGTCCTGTAAATATTATATTCCATGATGATAACAATAGCATAACAACACAGTTATGGACAGCATACTATAACTATATGTTTAGAGATGGTACATATGGTAGTAGAGATGGCGCAGGTGCACCAAATCAAACTGCAAGACCATATGA